GCACACGCTAGATTTGTGTATTTTGATACTATTAAAAAAGATTCTGTTGCTCCCCTGACACTATCCCTTAGAGATCAAAAACATGGATTACCAATAAGGTTTAGAAATAATATGAATTCGTCAGGAGAATGGAAAGACGAAGATTTTGATACCAAATACAGACAAATAGTGTCTGAAGATTTTAAAGGAGTGTTTGATGTTCTGCGTAACGCTACTCTTGTTATTTATCCTATAAGAAGTTTTAATCTAATTCTTACAACCCTAGATAGTAAAGCACGTACTTTTTTTACTAAAAAATTTAAAGATCTAGAAAATCACCATGAAGTTCAGATCTAATTTTGAAGCAGGGTTTGCAAGAACTTTAAACCAACAGGGGGTTAAGTTTAACTATGAAAGTGTTAAGATCCCCTTTCAGCCAACTGTACGGATGTACAACCCTGACTTCTATCTTGTTGATTTTGATTTCTACATTGAAACAAAAGGAAGATTAACACAGGACGACAGGGCTAAGCACAAGCTGATAAAAGAACAGAATCCAGAAGTTGATATCCGATTTATTTTTATGAACGCAAATAAAAAAATATACAAAGGATCAAAAACTACTTACGGCATGTGGTGTGACCGTCATGGATTTCAGTGGGCAGAAGGAAGCGTTCCACAGGATTGGTTAAATGGATGACGACTACATAAATAAGATATTTTCTTCACAGGACTTGTCTAAGCTATCTGAAGAAGAACGTAGAGAAATACAGGTAGAGGGACTACAACTAGCTGGAGGAAGGCTGTACATGGTTATTATTCCAGAAGGTCCAGGAAAAGTATCTGTAAGATGTTTTGATACTACATCAGAATCTTTAAATTCCTCTGGACATATTCTGCTTCATGGTTTACTTACTGTACTAGAAACCTCATATGAAGATATTATGAAGCTAGGACATGAAAGTATTGTACAAGAATTAATGGAAGGGCTGGGAGAATCTGAAAAAGAAAAACCTAAATATGAATCTGTAGATAATATAATTAAAGTAAACTTTCCAGAAGGAAGTAAGGAGAACTAGTATGTTTATAATTCTTTCTATTTTATCTTCTCTTATGTTTGTTAGTGACAATAGAGAATTTTTTCAAGTTACAAAAGAACAAATGGACAAGGGTGCTACGTGGAACTTCGTAGGCGCACAGATTGCAAACCCCAATGCAGAGTCTATCACTATTAGAAGTTGGGATGGAGACAGGTATATATTTTGGAGACTGCATAAATAATGGCAAGTTATCAGGAGCAAGTTAATAACCCCTCTCATTATAATCAGGGGGATCGTGAAACTATTGACTTAATTAAAGACTGTATGTCTGAAGAGGAGTTCAGAGGACATCTCAAGGGAAATGTTATAAAGTATCTATCCAGACATATGCATAAAGAAATGCCGATTAAAGATCTGCTAAAGGCACAGTGGTATTTGAACAGACTGATAGAGGAGATGGCTAGTGAGTAATCTTCCTACAGACTATCAAAAATTCATTCACCTATCTAGGTATGCACGTTGGCTAGGAGACTTAGAGGTTCCCAGAAGAGAAACCTGGAATGAAACAGTAACCAGATACCTTAACTTCTTAGAGGGGCATCTGCTAGATAAGTTCAACTACAAGATGCCTGATCGTAAGCGACTAGAGAACGCTATTCTAACTTTGCAGATCATGCCGTCCATGAGAGCTTTAATGACTGCAGGGCCAGCCCTAGAAAAAGATAACATATCGGGGTACAACTGTTCTTACATTCCTGTAGATTCTCCCAGAGCTTTCGATGAGATACTTTATGTTCTTATGTGTGGTACAGGCGTAGGCTTCTCGTGTGAACGAAGTCACGTAGAAAAACTTTCAATTGTAAATGAACTATTTGAAGAAACAGAAACTACTATTATTGTGCAGGACTCTAAGGCAGGTTGGGCCAGAGGGTTACGAGAGTTGATAGCATTTCTATATGCAGGTCAACTACCAAAATGGGATCTATCCAGATTGCGCCCTGCTGGTGCAAGACTTAAAACTTTTGGTGGACGATCCTCTGGTCCTGCCCCTCTCGATGAACTGTTTACTTTTACTGTTTCTCTTTTTAAAGAGGCTGCAGGAAGAAAGCTTAACATGCTGGAATGTCACGATCTAGTGTGTAAGATAGCCAGTGTAGTTGTAGTAGGGGGTGTACGTAGATCTGCACTTATATCTCTAAGCGATTTGAATTCTAATAGAATGCGTGTAGCTAAGTCAGGAGAATGGATACGAGATTTTCCACACAGAGGGTTAGCTAATAACTCTGCAGTTTACTATGAACGCCCCGACATGAATACCTTTATGAAAGAGTGGTACTCTCTGTACGAAAGTAAGTCTGGAGAACGAGGGCTATTTAATAGAGACTCTGCAAGAAGAACAGTTGAACGCAGTGGGCGTAGAGATCCAGATCACGAGTGGGGAACTAACCCCTGCAGTGAAATAATACTGAGGCCGTACCAGTTCTGTAATCTTACAGAGGTAGTAGTAAAAAGTACAGACAGTGTAGAAGACTTAAAGACTAAGATAAATTTAGCTACGGAGTTAGGAACTTACCAATCTACTCTTACTGATCTAAAGTACATTCGTAAGGTATGGAGGGACAATACTGAAGAGGAACGTTTGCTAGGCGTTTCACTTACTGGTATAATGGACAATGCGAATCTGAATGCCCACAGCCCTGACCTTGAAAAAACTCTCAGTGGCTTAAAACAGGAAGCTATCCGTACAAATGAAAAACTGGCAAAGAAACTAGGCATTCCTGTTTCTGCAGCGATAACTTGTGTTAAGCCTTCTGGTACGGTATCTCAACTAGTAGACTCTGCATCTGGTATACATCCCAGACACTCAGAGTTTTATGTACGTACGGTACGAGGAGACAACAAAGATCCTCTTACAAAGTTTATGAAGGAGATGGGAGTGCCGAATGAACCTGCAGTAGCCAGTGAAAATTCAGTGACGGTATTTTCTTTTCCCTGCCGTTCACCGCAGGAAGGTTCTGTTACTAGAGACAAACTAGATGCTATTCAGCACCTTACCATCTGGAAAGCTTACGCTGAGCATTGGTGTGAACATAAGCCATCTATCACTGTATCGGTTAAGGAGCATGAGTGGCTTGAGGTAGGTGCATGGGTATACGAAAACTTTGACCATCTTTCTGGCGTATCCTTTCTTCCGTACTCTGAGCATACCTACAAGCAAGCCCCTTACCAGGAATGTACAGAAGAGGAGTACAACGACCTTCTAAAAAAGATGCCTTCAGAAATTGATTGGAACAGGTTGCAAGAGTACGAAAAAGAAGATACAACTACAGGCAGTCAGGAACTTTCCTGTACAGCAGAAGTATGTGAGGTTGTGGATATTGGAACATGAAAGAATACGAAATAACAAAAGACATGATCAAGGAAGCAGTTGTTATGTCAAAAGACATGGGAACGCTCAATGGATCTCTTTTAAAGGGGCAGGGAAATACGTGGGGGTTTCTAGGAGAAATTATTGCAGCAAAGGCTTTAGCCGCTGAACACAAGAATACGTACGATTACGATCTTGTCACTCCGCTTGGTCATACTGTAGATGTAAAAACACAGAGGGTATCTTCAATACCAAGACCTCAATTTCATTGCAATGTAAATGAACACAGTATAAGACAGAAGTGTGACTACTATGCATTTGTACGAGTACATAGTGATCTTACTACAGCTTGGTATCTTGGAAAGATGGGAAAGCCTCAATTTATGCAACAGGCCATGTACAGGGAAAAAGGAAGTGCAACTACTAACTTCATCTTTAAGTTTAATTGCTACTCCATAACAATAGATGAACTAGATAGTTTGACGCTGGATGACTAGAGAATTAGCTAACCTGCTTGAATTTAAAGTGTCAATCAATACAGATGGAAATGTAGTACTTGATTACACTAGTCCTCCAGATCCAGATAGCTTAGAAAAAGCATTCGACGAATGGAACGACGAATACGAAAACACTAAAAAATTTGTGTCTCTTGTAAAATATCTTCAAAATATGCTGGAAATGCACACCAAGGACATTTCTAAGATACTTAGGTAACAAAAAAAGGCGATTTCTCCTGTACGCCATTTTAAGCCGCGTAGAGAAGATTTCGCCCTTTTCGGTAGTCTAGGGTATCTAGCCCTTTAGTTGCTCACTGGGAGTGAAATACGGGGATCTTTTTTTCCTTTTCCTGACAGATATTGAGGCACAGGCTTACCTTCCAGCCATTTCCAAAACCATTTCATCATTTCTTCATATTGTTCCTTTGAATGCCTTTGGACTTCTCAAAACTACGCATTCCACCCAATCCTAATAAGGCTAGTGTCAATGATAACAGTCCTTCTGTTTCAATAATGGGCAGCACTACGTCGATACCACTGACAGCAATCCCCCACACAGCTACTGGCTGAAACACAAACTGCCAACCAAGTCCGAAAGCACAGATCCACATGATTGCAGGTCTAGCTCCAGCGACAAAGATGGATGGA